CCACACTCTGAACTTACCTATTGTACCCATGAAGTCAGAAGCTAAGTTTAGGTCTGTAGCTGACAGATCAGGTAAAGCTGTAGGTGTTGTGTTAGCTGTCAGTGCTGTACCATCTGTAGCTCCGTTAATGAACGTAGAGCCGTGTCGTGATGAAAGGTTAAAGGGGACAAGGATGTCGGGGGAGTAAATTCCGTCAGATGATTCCACAAGATCATCAACCCCTGAATTCTCCTGCCTAAAGCGCATTGTTCCAACACCAAGGTTAGTAACTAATGAAGTGTGGATGTAGTTTGATGCGTCAACTCTCCATTGAATGAACTCAACCTCTCCACCAGTGCCAGTGTTTCCTGAACTTTGGTTTGTATCAGCATATGTCATTCTGCCGTCCATCTGTATTGACATATTAGTGCTGTCATACGGTAGGTTAGCCGCAGGAACAGTCAGTGTCTCAGCCGCCTTTGTTACAGTTGATCCTGATGTTGGGATGTATGAAGATGGGGTTGATTTTGATTCTTCTGTTTGCGCCCCATAAATATAGACACTTTGACCACTACCCACATTGTTACTATAGAGGTTTGTCGGGGCTGTAGCAGAAGCCCAAGGAAATACTGCAAAGTTGTTTGTTGCGGCAGAGCTACCAGTTACACTAATTCTATACCAACCATTACCTGCATTTTCAACTGTACTGGTTTCGTAGGTGGTGTTATAATCACGTGTATCTACAATTGTTCCTGATGTAAAAGAAAAGTTTATCAAGAATCCTTTAGAACCACCACCTGCGCCTAAGACAACATAGTCAGAAATGTGTTTTTTTACATACAGAGAATATGTTGTAGGTGAACTCCTTGCACCACTAATGCTAAGATAACAATTTGTAGTACCCGTAGTACGTAACTTCCAACCATTACTTGATCCATCAGGGCTTGTAGTAGAAGAAGCTGTGAGAGACATCCAGTTTTTGCCCCAAGAACTATCACTAAAGTCATTACTATAAGTAACACTGTTAGTCCTAGCTTCACTCTCGTGTAGTACGCCTTCGTTTACCCAAGCATCACCATTGTAGATGTGGTGGCCTACACGAGGTAGGTAAACAGCAGAACTTGTTGTTGGGACGTAGCTGTCGCCTGTGGCTGGGTTGTTTACCATGCCACCTAGGTCACTGCGGTAGGTGTGTGCGCCCCAAATGTAGATGCCAGATGTGCCATCGCCTGTGTAGGTTTGAATAACAGAGGTGTCTAATGGTGTGATATTAAGGCCACGGGCTGTTGTGTATAAAGGATCAAAAGTAGCTTCACATAAAAACCACCCATCTGCTAGAGGTGTAATAGATGCATCAGTATAGTAGGTGTCTTGACTTTCAATAGAGCCGTTACCTGTAAGATTGAACACGATATGGCGACCACCACCTCCTGCACCGTGTGATGAAGTCAATGCCACATAATTATAACCAGATGGTTTTACATACACAGAAAATGTAACACTATCGCCAATTAATGTAAGTGTCTTATTTACTTTATGCCCCTCCGAAACAGCAGTAGGAGTAATTTTGTCTGCCGTAGTATTTCCATCAGGAGCAGTCTCTGCATTTGTCGTAATAGTAACACCAGTTTGAGTCCAATAACTATTACTGAAATCCTCAGAATAGGAGAACAAGTTATGAGGACGCCACTTAATGTTACCATCTGAGTCTGTCATGGTTGCATTACTAGAGGCACTGTGAGTTACACTGCTAGACAGGGTGCTATCTGTACCGCCTGTCCTGTAGTAGTTCTGCTCGAAGTCAAACACTAGAGATGGGTCAAAGTCGTTTACTGCGTAAACTGAAAGTGATGCGTAACCAAACTTAGTTATATACTTAAAATACCAATTAGACTTCTTGAACTTGAAAAAGGAATGATTATTAATATCATACCTATTAGTACTAGAATCAAAAGTCATAGTGCTAGGTAAATTAGCTCTAACATAATCATTATAGATTTTTGTAGGATTACTCATTAGTCTTCAACCTCATCTTCGATCTTAGCGTTTGTGTTCGGGTCGTATTCTAATTCAGCTATATCCATAAGATTCTGTATAACCTCTGGGTGATCTGATACGCTAATATCTGCACCGTTAAGATTACGTAAGAACCCTGCAATCTCACGCAAGTCGTGAGGTGCGACATCACCAGCTTCAATAGTTGGCATTAGGTCATAGTTCAGACCGTTCAACTCCCACAGTCGCTCGACCAACTGTTTGTTGAGAACATCTGTGATCGCTTGGATGTAACTCTCAAGCGCACGAAGGAACAGGTCTGTCTTCGACTTGGATAAGGCGTAAGAACCGCCTTGAGATCCTAGTAGAAGAAACTCGGATAACATTGATCTTGCTATGTCATGCTGATAACGCTTAACGATAGGATCTATGTCTATATTACGTTTACCATTAGAAGCCATAAGTTCTATATCGACTAATCTTTGGTTAGTAGGAGAACCATCTTTGTCTGGGTAGCTATCAGAAGGTAATATTATGTAACCTTGCTCGTTAAACTTAACATCTCTAAGGATCTGTTGTAAATTGTTAACGAAACCTGACTGTGCGGCAGAAGCATCCCCTGATAAGTACTCAGCAGGTATACGAGCTACTGGAATACCAGCTAACTCACGTTCTACTGCAATAGCTTCTATAGCTTGCAGATTATTAAGGTATTCATAAGAAGTATAAGCATTACGAAGAATAGAACGACCAGATGGGTCACCGTTAAGGCTAGTTGTTCTATAGTAAAGAGACTTATTAGTGGGTATATAATTTCTACCATTCTTGTAGCCTATCTCTTGTTCTATACCTAGAACTTCACCAGTCTTACGGTCTACATCAAATCTACTTATAGTCCAAGGCGCACGAGCAGATATCTTACGTACACCAATACGTCCGTCTGTGAACTTAGATTGCTTCTTAGGTGATCTCTCTGTTGGACCTACACGTCTCTTATATATAACTTCATTCCAGCTAAAGCCATACGACAAATTAGAAATAGCTTCTGCTATGTGATCATCAAGAGAATGTTCCATGTCTACTAAGACACTCTCTACAAACTCTTTTTCTTTTATAGCTTCAGCACTATCGTCTACTGCTTTTACGTGTAAGTCTACATCACGTAGTATTTGCTCAACAGCATACATGACAGCACCAATAGTACTATCGTTATCACGCATCTCACGATACTTGCGTATAGCTTTCTTACCTCGAAGTTCAGGTAGGAACTCATCAGCGCGGATTTGACCGTTGTATGTGTTATCACCAGCTACACCTAATGTAGATTTAGCTTTTGATTCTGAGAGTTTCTTTACCATGACAATAATACTTCTATAGTTAACGTGAAAGTCCCTTAACACTAGAATAAGCGAGGGTCAGTTTTGGTTTTGTGTAGCCGTTGAGTGAGAGGTCAGTAATTGCCCATACTAGAGCATCTAATCTATCTGGGGAGCCAATCGACCCTAATGGTTCCCATGTTCGCATTTGTATTTCTAATTCGTTAAGCGAAGCGTCATCTTTAGGGTTTGCAACATGCTTGACCAATCCACGCTCGTAGAGTGCAGATATTGGTTCAGCTCTAGCAAATTTACCTCTAGATGCACGGACAGCTTTGTAAGGTACTGTGTCATCTTCACCGTGTATAGTTGTTTTGACCATATCACCACCTTGATTTACCTCGGCGACAATACGATCAGCTTGATGTAAGTGATATAATTCTATTGCTTTAGAAGCCCAACCTTGAGGAGACAGTCTGTCAGTGTAATCGCCTAATACATAAGCTATACCATTAACATCTATACCTGCAACAACAATACCTGTCATATCACTCTCAGCATTAGAGGTGACAGCAGGGTCTAGGGCGACAACAATACGGGAAAGGTCTGGCACGTCATCTAACTTAACAGATGCTTCGTCCAGCATGGCAGTTGTCCATAAAGCACCTTGTGCTTCTTCTAAGACTTCTGCGTAAAGCTCTTGCTTACCTAGTCTAGTACCTTCATACTGTTCTTTAACAGCAGTTAGATATGTCTTAGCTAAGTTAGCAGAGTTATCAAAAGTAGACCCTGTAGTAATAACAGTCTTAGGGTCTTTAAGTATCTGGCGTATCAGTTTAGTTGGCTTCGGGGTGGTAGTCACCATGATACGAGGGTGCTTACCTAGACGCATACAAAACTGTAGCATCTGCCAAGTGTCTATGTCTTTATTCCAAGCGGCTGTCTCGTCACACCAAGCTAATTCAAACTGTGGACCACGAAGACGCTCAGGCTCTTCTGCGGAGAAGAACTGCACTTGCGCTCCATTCTCCCATGTGAGTGTTCTCTTTGTTGGCGACCATTCAGGAAAGCCCATCTTCTTACCAGCATAGGTTTTATCACCTTTCCAGCATACCGATAGAAAGCCACTCTCTCCCTTGACCATAACTCGCTCTATATCTGAGTTAGTAGAAGCTACTGCGGCTATACGTTTAACGCCACCCTTAACTTGCTCTCTTACCCACTCTACTCCAGAACGTGTCTTACCGAAACCTCGACCAGCATTGATAAACCAAGTGTTCCAATCGTCTCCTTCAGGAGCTAACTGATTATCTCTAGCCCAGAAGTTCCAGTCATGCTTTAGCTCTTCAACTTTACGTGGTCCTAATGCCTCAAACAACTCATTGACTTTAGACTTAGGTAGCTCACGTAGTGTATCAGCCGTTATCTGTCTCTTCATCGGGATTGTTCTTTCCTAGTAGCGACATCAAACTGTCTATAGCACTCTCATCTAAGTCGGGGTCAAC